GACGTTTCTGGCAAAGTCGTAAATGATAAAGCATTTAGTTTGGATCGTGATAAAGGCGGTTTCACTCTGTTAGAGATGAAAGGCACTGACGATCAATATACAGGCGAGCACGTTGACCATTTTTATGGCGACGCTGGCGGTTTTGCCGAACGTAACAATTATTTAGACAGGATGTAATCATGTTACCCCAAAGCGCAACCGAACAGATAGTTAATCTAAGCAGTTCAAAATCAACTTATAGCGTAGTAATTCCTGATTATGTGCCTGTTGCTAATGCGACAGATCTTCTTCAGTTAATTGGTGCAGTCGGCAAACTTATCACTGTAACGATGATAAGAATTAATTCTGCAGCAACAACAGCAACTTTTGAAAATTTTTACGCTTATAAACGAACAGCTCCGAATACTGGCGGAACAATAAGTAACCCTGCTGTTGCTAAACATGATAGTCGTGATCCTGCTCCTTCAGCTGTCGTAAACCAATACAGTGCAAATCCATCAGCACTTGGCGCTGGCGTTTTAGTTCGTTCTGAGCACGTTTCAGCTTCTGCAGCTGCAGCTGGTAACTTAGTTACAGAATGGATTTTTGGCGATCGCGCTGCAAAAGCATTAATTTTAAATGGTCCAAATGAAAGTTTGTGTCTTAACTTCGGTGGGAATTCAGTCCCTGCTGGCACCAATGTCCACATGACCATTGAATGGACAGAGGAATAAATTATAGAAAGGTTGTAAAATGAAAAAAGTCGATATGAAACGTCCTTATGGTTTAATAACAGGACATGATGAAGCTCGTTATGAACAAGACGGGCTTCTTTTCGATTGGCAAGGTCATGCTCTAGTACAAGATGAAAAAGAGCCTGATGAAGAAAAAGAAATAACAACTAATACGACAGAAAAAGACGCAAGTAGCGACGAAATTACTACTAAAACAGACCCAAACCCATCTGCACGAGAGTTTTTACTTCGTTCTTTGAAAGAAAATGCGCTTGGTAAAGCAGTTATTTTCGGCATGTCTGAGAAAGAAAATATCAACTGGTCTGAGATTAAAGAAGCATTTATTGATTTAAACATCCAAGAATACACGTTTAAAAAACTGGTTTACTGGAAACTTCCTGAAAATTTAATGCCAAATAATGCATAGAAAGGTTCAAAATGGTTTGGAGCATTGATAATCCGCAGTGTAACGAGAGCAAAAAGATTTGTTATACTGCTGCGCCTTATTTGCGCGGAAAAGGCTTAGACATCGGGGCTGGCGATTTTAAAGTATTGCCTCACGTTATCAGCGTTGATAACATGAACCATGAACAGTTCGGTTTTCAGATTAAACCAGACATTCTGTGCGACTGCACTAATATGTCTTTGTTTACTTCGCAGTCAATGGATTTCGTTTATTCTTCACACACGCTAGAGCATATTGAAGATTATAAATCAACATTGAACGAGTGGTGGAGATTAGTTAAATTCGATGGATATTTAATTCTTTACTTACCACACAAAGAGTTTTACCCAAATATCGGCACGGAAGGTTGTAATCCAGACCATAAACACGACTTTTTACCAGCAGACATAATTTCTGCAATGGAAAGCGTAACTGGCGGTAAATTTGACATTGTTGAATGCCAAGAGCGAAACGAAGACGAAGAATATTCAATGTTTATGGTTTTCAAAAAAATTAAAGGCTCTAAAAACAAAACGTCTTATCTAGATCCTAAGCCAGAGAAAACAGTTTGCGTCGTTCGTTATGGTGCATTCGGCGATTTATTACAGGCTTCAAGCGTATTCGCAGGACTTAAAAAGCAAGGTTATCATGTAACATTGTTTACTTCTCCTCCTGGAAGTGACGTTATCACGCACGACCCTAACATCGATAAAATCGTGCTATTTGATAAAGACCAAATTCCGAACGCGAACTTGGTTGACTTTTGGAACGTTCAGAAAAAATACTTCGATAAATTCGTAAACCTATCTGAGTCTGTTGAAGGAACATGGTTAGCGATGCCAGGAAGAACACAGCATGGCTGGTCTCCCGTTATTCGTCATAAATACATGAACGAAAATTATCTACAGTTCCAGCATATGCTTGCTGAAGTTCCGCACGAACCTGTTGTTAAGTTTTATGCAACGCTTGAGGAAAAGGCTTGGGCTAGGAAATTAAGAGCGAGAATGAATGAGTTCGTTATCGTTTTCTCTTTAGCTGGCAGTTCCGTGCATAAAACATGGCCATATTTAGACCAGATCCTAGCTTCAGTTATGGTTGGCTTTGACGGTAAAAACGGAAACCCAAAAGCAGACGTCGTTCTTGTCGGTGGTCCAGAAGCTGTTATGCTTGAAGCTGGCTGGGAAAACGAGCCAAGAATTTATAAGACTAGCGGTAAATGGACTATTCGTGAAACAATGAGTTTTTTAGCAGAAGCTGACTTAATTATTGGTCCAGAGACAGGCACGCTTAATGCTGCTGCTAATTTAGAAGTCCCAAAAATCGTATTTTTATCCCATTCAACTCATCATAATTTGACTAGGGACTGGGTAAATACAATCCCTCTGCAAAGTGAAGGAACTAAATGTGCTGGTCGCGGAAACGACGAAGTTCCTGCATGCCATATCTTGCATTTTGGCTGGGACCATTGCACGAAAGATGAATATACAGGTACAGCTCAATGCCAAGCTGATATTAAAGGCGAAGTCGTCTGGGCTGAAATTCAGAAAATTGTTGAACAACGTTTTGCAAAGGCAAAAAAGAAGGCTTAGATGACTACTAGCGGAACATATGTATTTTCAGTTTCTCGCGATGATATTATCAGAGAGGCAATGGTTAATATTGGAAAACTTGGAGAGTCAGATGCTATAACTCCTCAAGAGACTCAAGATTGTGCAAGAAAATTAAATATGTTAGTTAAGCAATGGCAAGCGAAAACCGATTTCGCTCCAGGACTTAAAACATGGACTCGCAGACGTGGCTACTTATTTTTAAGCGGTACGACTGGCCAATACTCTGTTGGCCCAACTGCTGTTGGCTGGACAAATTCTTTTGTCAGTACGATGACGACTGCAATTGCTTCCTCTGGAGCAACATCTATCGTGGTAAATAGAACGACGGGCATTTCTTCTACAGACAATATCGGCGTGCAGTTAGATAGCGGAACGATATTCTGGACGAAAGTCGCCAACGTCAATTCTGGAACAAAAACGATTACGTTATTAGCAGGACTGCCAAGTCAATCTAGTGCTAACAATACAATTTTTGATTATTCAACTGCAGCACAGCAGCCTCAAGTTATTGAGACTGCGCTATTGCGCGATAACCAGAATAATGACGTTCCGATTAAATTGATGACTGTTCAAGAATATGATTTTTTACCTTCAAAAACAAACATTCAATACAATTCAGATCCTAGTGCTATTTATTATGAGTTCCAACTAGGAAACAGCAATCTGTTTACAGATGTTGCAGCTGCGACTGACGTTACGAAATATTTGGTTATTACTTACCTTGAGACCATTCAAGATTTTAACAATCCTAAAGACACTCCAGAATATCCGCAGGACTGGTTTTTACCTTTAACTTGGGGACTAGCTAAACAAATCGCACCAATGTTTAGTTCCCCTTGGACTCCTGAGATGGAAGGGAATTACACAATGTCTTTAGCGATTGCTCAAAAACGCGATCCAGAAAGAACAGTTCTTTATTTCCAATGTGGCGAGGAAGTTTAAATGCAATCATTGCCTTTATTCGGTGTTGGTATACAATCTTACTCTGCAGCTGTTACTTCGCAGAGAAGGCTTAATTGTATCTATGAAGTTAGAGACGACAACGACAAAAGCAAAATGATTTTGCGCGGAACTCCTGGAACGAAAAACTTTGTTAATTTGCCTTCTGGTCCTGTTAGAGGATGGCGAGTTGTTAAAGGTGTTTTATATGCTGTTTCATATAATATTCTTTACTCAATATCAACAACAGGAGTTACTACAGTTCTAGGAACGATCGGAACTATCTCTGGGTATTGCTCACTTTCTGATAATGGCGTGCAATTGGCGATCGTCGATGGCGCAGCAGGATATATCTATACAATCGCAAGCACGACATTGACTAAAATTACAGACGCTAACTTTCCTAATGGATGTAAAACGATTACGTTCGCTGGAGGCTTATTTATTGTTGAGCTTCCAGGAACACTTCAGTTCTATTTAAGTAAAGCCTATGACGGATTAACTTGGACTCCTGTAGTTTTCGCTAGTAAAGAAACTAATCCTGACAATATTGTTGCTGTTGACTCAATGATGGATACGCTTGTTATTTTTGGCACTGACACGACAGAGTTCTGGCAGAATACTGGTGGATATCCATTGCAATTCGGCAGGGTAAATGGCACCGTGCAAAATTGGGGTATTGCAGCGATAAACTCAAGAGCAAAATTCGCTAATTCGATCGCATTTTTAGCGCGCAATACTCAAGGACAAGTCCAAGTCGTTATGTTTAACGGCTACGCAACGCAACGCATCAGCAATCAC